TCCGGTGGATGACGACGGCGCTACAGTTGTAACTGCTGGTGGTGCATATGGCACATATGTCGATCTAGAAGGTTCTGCAAAGAATGAAGCAGAGCTTGTCACAAAATATCGCAATATGGTACAACAGCCCGAAGTGCAAAGAGCAGTTGAAGATATTGTAAATGAAGCAGTTGTGGTGACTGATGATAGAAAAGTTGTTGAGTGCGTTACTGATGACGTAGATCAACCAGATTCAATTAGAAAAAGAATTCGTGAAGAGTTTGACGAAGTTGTTCGCTTGTTAGATTTTTCCAATATCGGTTATGATATTTTTCAGAAGTGGTATGTTGATGGTAGACTTTACTATCACGCTATCATTGATGACACAAACGTCCGTGAGGGTATCAAAGAACTTCGTTTTATCGACCCAAGAAAGATTCGTAAGATAAAAGAAGTTGAACAGAAGCGTGAAGGTGAAATTTCACTTCAAAAAGTAAAGAATGAATATTACGTTTACAATGAAAAGGGATTCAACACTGCAAGTGCTGCTTCGGTAGGCTCTGCTGGTGGAATGGATGGTACAAAAGGTATCAAGATTGCAATAGACTCGATTGTTCATACAACGTCTGGTATTCTAAACGAAAACAATTCTCTCGTTCTTTCTCATCTACATAAGGCAATCAAGCCTATGAATCAGTTGAGAATGCTTGAAGATGCTGCTGTTATCTATCGCATCTCTCGTGCGCCAGAGCGTCGTATTTTCTATATCGATGTTGGCAATCTGCCTAAGATGAAAGCAGAGCAATATCCAAGAGACATGATGGCGAAGCACAAGAACAGGCTTGTTTATGATGCATCTACTGGTGAAGTTCGTGATGACCGTAAATTTATGACGATGATGGAAGATTTTTGGCTTCCAAGAAGAGAAGGTGGTAGAGGAACCGAAATCACTACACTTCCAGGTGGTCAAAATCTTGGTGAGATGGATGATATTTTATATTTTCAAAAGAAGGTATATCAATCGCTTAATGTTCCCATTTCAAGACTCGATACAGAAAATGGCTTCTCTCTCGGCAGAGCTTCTGAAATTACAAGAGATGAAGTTAAATTTTCTAAGTTTATTAATCGTCTTCGTAATCGCTTCTCTACATTATTCAACAAGGTTCTTGAGAAGCAATTGATTCTAAAAGGCGTGATTGCACCAGAAGATTGGGCTGCTATCAAAGCAGGCATTCGCTACGACTTTATGCATGATAACCACTTTGAAGAATTAAAGCAAGCTGAAGTTTTACAGAATCGTCTACAGATTGTTGCTGAGATTGATGAATACACTGGCAAGTATTACTCTGAAAAGTGGGTTCGCATGAACGTTCTTCAGCAATCAGAAGACGAAATGAAAGAAATTGATGAACAAATTGAAGAAGAGGGTGAAAAGAACGGTGATGACTTTGAGGATGAAATGGATGATAATGAAGCGGAAGATAAAGAAGATAAGCCTGATCAGGAATCCGATGAATCGTAACGATTATAAATATATGAATATGGAGTTAATATAATGGCAGAACATAGCGTAGTAGATTTATTGAAACATGCTCACGAAAATCAACCAAGTGATTTTAAAAATGCGTTTCAAGATATAATGCAGGATAAACTTGGTGCTGCAATCGATGCTAGAAGAGAAGTTATTGCACAGCAGATGATGAATGGTGCCGAAGAGGAAGACTTGGATTTAGATGTCGACCTCGACGATGAGCCAGAAATTGATAGCGCATAAAAATAAAAACAAATTATAAGGAAACCACAAATGCTATCCTTTAAAGATTTACAAGAAGTGCTACAGCCAAAAGCTGCTGGCGAGAAACGTTTCAAAGACAAACACGTCGCTGACACCATCGATTATCCACTAAATGACGCTGAAATCAATAAGGGTACAAAGAAGTCTCCTGCAAAGAAGAAGCGTATTGCTGATAGTGAAGAAGGTAAAGACGCTGCTGTTTATGAAGAAAACGATGATGAGATGACTCCTGCTCAAGAGAAAAAGCGGGAAGAAATCGTTATGGCTATGAAGAAGGATAAAGAGAAGCTACAGTCTCGCTATGGCGAAAGCTGGAAGGCTGTAATGTATGCTACTGCTACAAAGCAAGCGATGAGTGAAGAAGTTGAACTTGAAGAAGCATTAAATCCAAAAGATAAAAAGGTTGTAGATGCGTTCTATGATGGTAAGTCTATGGATGGTAAAATGTTATCAACTAATGGAAAGACGTTAGAGAAAACTGGAATGGGTGGTCAAACAATTGCATCTAAATCTGGCAATAAATTCAAGATTGTTGCAAAGATGGATAGTAAGTCTACTCAAGATGTAGTAAAGTATATTGAAAAATCATTTCCCAAAAATGTAATTGAAGAAGTTGAACTTGATGAAGCCCTACCTCCACATCTTGCCAAGTATATTGGAAAAGATGGAGATTTCACACCTGAAGTAAAGAAGCGGTTAGGCAAAGATTTTATGAAGAGAATGCAAGTTCCTTCTAAAAAGAAGTCTAACGTTAAAGATGTTACACCAAAGGGCTATGGTCCAAATGAAGAGTTAGATGAAAGCGCAGCAGGTATTGCTCAACTCAAAAAAGCATATGAGCCACTGCGTGGTAAGAAAATTAGTTTAGATAACGCTAAGAAGCTATCTGCTATTATGGATAAGTTTGCTGACGATAAAGCAATGCTTATTAAGTTAGTCAAAGCAGACATTCCTTTCGTGAGTTCAAAAGCAGTTACAATACTTATTACGAAGCACAATATGAAGGGCGCTGAGATTAATAAGATGATGAAGGAAGGTAACGCATTTGGAATGGCGCTAAAAGCAGCTAAAGAAAAGGGTGATAAAACTTTCGTAGTTGCTGGCGTAACATATGAAGTATACGAATCTGCTGACCTTGATGAAGCTCCTAGACGCCCTAAAGCTCCTAAAATAAAATTTGATGATATTATGAATAGAGGCAAGAAGCCAAAAACTTATCAAGTCGATATTGATGGCAGTAGAGCAACAGTAACCGCTGCTAGTGAAAAAATGGCAATTCAAAAAGCTATGACTCAACTAAAAATCAACAAGAAGATTAAACCTCTTCCCAAAGCTACAGTAAAGATTATGGAAGAAGTTGGCCTTGATGAAGCGTTCAAGATTAGCCCTGTCAACACTAAACTTAATGATGGCAGCATGGTAAACATTTCAAAGGATGATGCTTCTGCTCTGAATGGTTTATACAATTCGCTGAACTCAGCAAATGCAAAGACAATGAGTAAAAAAATGATGCAAGACAAAAAATCATATGGTGAAATCCTTGCCTTCGCCAAGCAAGCAATGTAAGGGAGAGAGTAATGGCAGCAATTAAAATTGTAGCAAACACAGTAGCAGTAACAACGACTCATGCTGAAATCACTGATAGTAGATTTCAAAGAATTTACAATAGTAACACAACCGTTGTTGCGAACGTAGAGTTTGGAGCAAACAGCACTGCTGTCACTAAGATGATTACTGTTGGCCCAGGTGCTACTGTTATGGTAGATGTTGGATCACTCAGAGATGGTGATGCTGGCGACCAAGAAATACACGTCAGTCTAAATGGAGCGTGTAATCACGTTTACAGAACACCAGTTTCAAACGGCTAAGGGTAAATCAAATGCATTTAATTTGCGAAGTAAACGATGATGTTAAATACATCACAGAAGCTGATGAGGATGGTAAGCCTAAAAACTACTTCATCGAAGGCGTCTTTATGCAAGGCGACCTCAAGAATCGCAATGGTCGTGTATATCCCTCAAACGTTTTAGCGAAAGAAGTTAATCGATACAATAAAGAATTTGTAGAGAAAAATAGAGCTTTTGGTGAACTTGGGCATCCTGATGGACCTACCATCAACCTTGAACGAGTATCACATATGATTACTGACTTGCGTCAAGAGGGTTCAAACTTTGTTGGTAAAGCAAAGATTATGGATACTCCAATGGGTAAGGTAGTAAAAAATCTCATGGATGAAGGTGCTACACTTGGCGTTTCATCTCGTGGTATGGGGTCAATTAAGCAAACCAAGCAAGGTATTATGGAAGTTCAAGGTGATTTTATGCTTGCGACTGCTGGTGATATTGTTGCTGACCCATCTGCACCTGATGCTTTTGTAAAAGGCATTATGGAAGGCAGAGAATGGTTTTATAATATTGTTTCTGGTAACTGGATGCAAGAAGAAGCAATTGAACAAATTGTGGCAGAGACTAAGAAATTGTCTCCTCGTAAACTAGAAGAACAAAAGTTCAAGCTATTCTCAAAATTCTTAAATAATATATCAAAATAAAAATTTTTATAAATAAAGTAATGACTAATAAACTCGAAGGAGACAGCATATGTCAGATCAACTAGTTGATCAGTTAGACGAGTTCAAGGCAGATGGGGATGATTCCGAAGTAATGGAACCAACCGCAGCTACTGTTAAGAAGCGTAAAGCTGACAAAGCAACTGCCAAGGAAGCCGCTGATGCGGAAGATAATGGCGAAGATGGCGAAGACGACGAAACAAAAGTTATTAAAGCATCTGCAAAGAAGAAAAGGGCTGATAAGTCTATGGGCGAAGCAGTAGACGAAATCTTTGGTGGTGAAGACCTATCCGAAGATTTTAAAGAAAGGGCCGCTGTTCTCTTTGAAACAGTTGTTCTAGGAAAAGTTAATGCCGAAGTCGAACGCCTAGAAGAAGAATTTTCTTCTAAGCTAGACGAACAGGCAGAATTAGCAACAGAAGACCTCACTAAGAAGG